GACTCCGAGGAGAAGTCCGAAGAGCAAGGCTGGGAGTCGGTCGAGATCCACGTCGGCAAATACAAGGGCAAGAAGCTCGGTGAAGTCGACGAGGCAGGCGTCTCAACACTCATCGAGAAATGGCTGCCGAAGGCGGTCGCTGACAAGAAGCCAGAGGACAAGGCGCTCATCGCCGCTCTGACCGAACTCTCAGCGATCCTAATCGGGGACGACTATTGATCTCTCTGGATAAATAGTGCATTGCATGGCACGCCTCATCCTGCTCACGCGGGGTGGGGCATTCTGGGCGAAACTACCAACAAGACACACCATGCCAACCATCGCCGAAATCATCGCCGCCAAGAAAGCCGCAGCAAAACCTACGCAAACCCTATGCAAACCCTATGTAGGAGTTGACGACCCTATGTTGGAAGCAGCCATCAACCGCATCGACCCGCCGGGAAAGCGCCGCGCCGGTCTGGTCGTGAGCAACAAGACGCCACTCCAGCCGGCAGTCATCGCGGAGAAGGCAGCACACAAGGAGAACCGCAGCTTGTCGCGGACGAACGGCGAGGCGATCCCGATGACGCCAGTCAACGCGGATCCAGAGCAGACAACCTGGCACGCAGCCTCGAACGCATTCGAGACAGAGCTGTGCGTGATGCGCGATCCAACGGATTCGGAAGCGGTCTGGCTGGCAATCCGACCCTACCGCGACGGAATGCCTCCGATCCTGCTGCATCGCCTGCCGTGGCTTCTGTGGGACTATCCTCGCCAGCCGACCGACAGCCAACCTTTCTAACCATTAAGCAGGCACTCGCCGAACGCGCTCACAAAGCCAGAGCGAGAGTCTGCCAACCCAATCATTGCCCAACCTGCTTCCACAAGCACTACCGAGCGCTGCTCATCGACTGCTGCGTCTGCACCGGACACATCGACCTCTCACCACCTAGACCATTCTCCAAACAATAACACAAATGACATCCGAACTATCCGAAATAACTCCGCTCATCCTCGCTGGGGATGGGTATCAACTGACCATCTCGCCAGAGGCCGAGGCTCGCAAGGCAGCGCTCATTGAGAAGGCATCCTCGATCACGACCGTCACAAGCAACGACGAGAGCGGTCGCGCTCAGTTCCAGACACGCTCACTCGCCGCGATGCGGATCGAGGTCGAGAAGTCACGCAAGCTCGTCAAGGAGCCGGTCAACCGGATCGGCAAGATGATCGACGCAGCCGCTGCCGACTTCCTAGCCGAGATCGTCGCCGAGGAGAACCGCATCAAGAAGCTTGTCGGCGACCATGCCGAGGAGGTCTTGCGCATCAAAGCAGCGAAGGAGGCGGAAGAGCGCAAGGCGTTCGACGCTGCTCGGGCAGCGAAGGAGGAGGCTGAGAACGGCGGGATCGCCGCAGTCATCGCCGCAAAGAAGGCTCTCGCCGACAAGCTCCAAGCGAGCAACGAGGTCGCCGCGACCAAACTCTCCGACGGCATCCGGTTCGCGTGGGACTTCGAGGTCGTGAGGATTGAGGCATTTTATGCTGCCGAGCCAGATCTTTGCGAAATAACACTCAAACGCGCAGCAATCCTTACAGCTCTCAAAGAGTTGGAATCCAACGGATTTGCTGTAGCTATGCCCGGCATCCGCGCATTCAAAAAACCAATCGTCAGCAGCCGATGAACAACCCAACCACAAACGACGGCGGTCCGGCATTTCCTGTACAACCATACTCCTCCACCTCGACACAATGGAGTGACGGCAGCGAAGGCATGACCCTGCGCGATTACTTTGCGGGACAGGCTTTAACCGGACTACTAGCAAACTCTGGAGGTAATCGTGGATGGGGGACTAAAAACTGGGCTGTCGAATCCTACTGTTTCGCAGACGCAATGCTTAAAGCACGGGAGGAAAGCCGATGAACGCAATACCCGAATCCTATATGCTGCTCTGCTGTGGCAAGTGTGGCCACGAAGCCGACTATTTCGACTTCTGCCATACTCCGATCACCGGCGACCTGCCGAGCGGAACTCATCAATGTCCAAAGTGTCGCAAGGCATGGAAGATGGAGAAGATCGAGGAGGGCCGCTGGATGCTCGACTCTGGTCTTTACATTCCACCCGGTCGTCGTGCTGTTCCAATCCCTACAATGCTATGAAAACTCACCTATGCAACTTGAACTCTTTGAACCCGAGAAGGTCGATCAATACGCGCACCTTTATCAACATTGGCAGAAGGATCTCGAAGACTGGCCTCGCGAGGTTTTTAGCTTCAGACATGATCGCGACACGACCGGATGGTCAATGGCATCTTCTGGATTTATCTACGCGAGGATGCTTTTCCAATGTGGCAAAATCACCCGCAGCGCCTTCCGCCGATACTGGAAATTCAACCGCCGCGTCAGTCGCTGGAATCATTACCTATAAAACACTATGAGAGAATCAACAATCGAGAAGGCGGTCTGTGCTTATGCGAAGACCAAAGGATGCTTGTCACTCAAGCTCGCTGGGCAGAACCAGCGCGGGCAGCCGGATCGATTGTTTATCCGCGCCGGTCGGTGCTTGTTCGTTGAGTTCAAAGCTCCGGGCAAGCATCCGACCGCGCTGCAGTTGAGATGGCTCACTAACCTTAACGATCAAGGCATGGCGGTCGCATGGTGCGACGACATCGAACGCGGCAAGGATCAAATCAACATCATCTTTCCATAAATACTAACAAACTAAAAAATATGAAAAAACAAAAGACTAAGGATTATGATTCCTTTATTAAAAACAAAATACGCAAAGCTCAAGAATACGGCTTTGACCCATCACCTATCACCGCGCCATTATTCGATTGGCAGAAGCAAGTAGTCCAATGGGCGATCAAGAAAGGACGTGCTGCATTATTTGAGGAATGCGGACTAGGAAAAACATTCCAGCAACTTGAATGGGCGCATCAAGTATCAATCCATACTAAAAAGCCAGTATTGATTCTGACACCGCTGGCAGTTGCAAAGCAAACTGAATCAGAGGCTTTAAAGTTTGGATATCAGGCTAAGGTAGTATCTGACGAATCAGAGATCGACGGATCTAGTATTTATATCACGAACTATGATAAGTTGGATCACTTTGATTCGATTGAGTTCGGTGGCGTAGTTTTGGACGAATCAAGTATTCTTAAAAACTTTACAGGAAAAACACGCAGACGGCTGACGGATCGTTTTTCAGATACTCGTTTTCGTCTTTGCTGCACAGCCACACCATCGCCAAACGACTATACTGAGTTTGGGCAGCACGCTGATTTCCTTGGCGTTTGTTCACCTATGCAAATGCTGGCAACTTACTTTGTAAATGACACGTTCAATACTGGCGATTGGAGATTGAAAAAACACGCAGAAACTACATTTTGGGAATGGGTATCTAGCTGGGCCGCATGTATCTCAAAACCTTCTGACATTGGATATCCAGATGACGGATATGATCTACCTAAGCTGAATCTTGAAACGATTATCGTGGACGTGGATGAAGTTGAAGGAGCGGATGATGGAGAGATGTTTCGTATCTCAACTTTATCAGCTACCACGATGCACAAAGAACTACGCATGACTGCTCAACAGCGAGTTGATGAAGTTGCGAAGTTGGTCAATAGCTCGGATGAATCTTGGATCGTTTGGTGCAATACAAACCTCGAAAGTGATATGCTAAAAAAGGCGATTCCAGACGGCATTGAAGTCAAAGGAAGTGATACCGCTAAATACAAAGAGAACGCCGCAAACGGGTTTGTATCAGGTGAACATCGAGTTCTTATCTCAAAGAGCGGTATCTTTGGCTACGGGATGAATTGGCAACATTGCCGAAACGTGGCGTTTGTCGGTCTTTCATATTCATTTGAGGACTTCTATCAGGCTTTACGTCGATCGTATCGGTTCGGACAAAAGCGCGAGGTTAACGGATACATCGTACACGCAACAACTGAGGGCGCGATTATGAAAACAATTAAACGCAAGATAGCACAACACGAGGAAATGCAGTCACAAATGAAGATTGCAGCAGAATGCTTTAGAGAATCATCGAACAAAAAGAACACTATGAAAACAGACATTGATAAACAGACAGGAGACGGTTGGACAGTATATCACGGCGATTGCGTGAGGGTAGCAAAAGAGATTCAAGATCATTCGATTGACTTCTCAGTCTTTTCGCCACCGTTTGCTGATCTTTTCACCTATTCAAATGACCCTCAAGACATGGGGAATTGTGACGGGTTGGAAGATTTCACCGCACATTTTGAAATCCTAATCGAAGAAATGAAACGTATCATGGTTCCGGGGCGTGAGGTTGCGGTTCATTGCGTTGACTTGCTCGCTACAAAATGGAAACACGGGGCAATTCAATTCCAAGACTTTAGCGGCGAAATCATCCGCGCATTTTGGCGGCATGGGTTTCTTTTTCATAGCCGCATCTGCATTTGGAAATCACCCGTCACCGAGATGCAACGCACTAAGGCTCACGGATTGCTTCATGCAACACTAAAAAAGGATTCGTCAGATTCTCGTGTTGGATGCGCTGACTATCTTCTTGTTTTTAAAGCACCCGGCAAGAATCCAAAGCCAATCGTTAAAAACGCCAATGATTATCCAGTTTCATGGTGGCAAGAAGTAGCTAGTCCCGTATGGATGACAGTCGATCAAGGCAATGTTCTAAATAAGAACGGCGCAAAAGATCACAAAGACGAAAAGCACATTTGCCCATTGCAGTTGGACGTTATCGAACGCGCCGTGACCCTTTGGAGTAATCCCGGCGATCTGGTTTATTCTCCTTTCACCGGCATCGGCAGCGAGGGTTATAAGTCGATCCAGCTTGGTCGCAAGTTCATCGGGAGCGAACTGAAAGAATCATACTTTAATCAGGCTTGCCAAAACCTAACTAACGCAAACGCACAACTTACGTTATTGTAATAATATGAGCCAAACCTTCAAGCCGTTCGCCTACCAGCTCCCGATGATCGACCACCTGCTCGATAACGATCGGGCCGCGCTCTTCGTCAGCCCGGGGAAAGGCAAGACGGTCGTCACGCTCACCGCGCTCGACGCGCTGGCAACCATCGGCGACTTCAAAGCTGCGCTCATCGTCGCACCGCTCCGCGTCTGCTCGATCACATGGCCTGCGCAGGTCGAGCGCTGGGCGCATACCCGATGGATGAGGGTGGCACACTTGCGGACCGCAGCAGGGCTGAAAGCATGGCACGAAGGCTCCGCCGACATCTACCTCATCAACTCCGAACTCCTACCCAACCGCCTGCCTCTCATGTTCCCGAAGCGGAAAGACTTCACCTGTCCGGTTGACACGTTGGTCATCGATGAACTCAGCCTCGCCAAAAACCCGCAGTCGAAGCGGTTCAAGGCGCTGCACAAGCACCTCGCCGCGATCGATCGCCGCTGGGGACTGACCGGCACGCCGATCCCGAACAACTACCTCGATCTCTTCATGCAGGTCAAGATGCTCGACGATGGTAGCCGCCTCGGTCGCACGTTCACCGCCTACCGCGATGCTTACTTCTACGCAGCCGACTACATGGGCTATACCTACAAACTCGTGACAGGATCCAAGGAGGCGATCGATGGCAAGCTCGCTGACCTGGCGCTCGTCATGGTCGGCGACCCGACCGACCTTCCAGCTTCCAGCGTCATCGACATCCCGGCAGTCATGCCAGCCGACGCTCGCAAGCAATACAAGACGCTTGAGAAAGAGATGCTCGCCGAGATCGAGGATGGCGAGATCACCGCACCGTCCGCCGGCGTGCTGGTCAACAAGCTCCTGCAACTCACCAGCGGCGCCGTCTACGATGCCGACCGCAACGTCCTGCCAGTTCATACCGCTAAGATCTCCGCACTCCGTAGCGTCATCGCTAGGCACCAAGGCGAGCCTGTCCTCGTCCTCTGCGCATTCAAGCACGAATCCGCCAGAGTCCTTGAGGCGATCCGCGGTGCGAGGATGTTCGACGAGCGCAACCTCGACGACTGGAAGGCTGGCAAGATCCCAGTCTGGGTCGCTGACCCTCGATCTCTCAGCCACGGCATCGACGGTCTGCAAGTCTCCTGCCGGATCGCGATCTGGGTCAGTCTTACCTATTCCCACGAAACTTACGTCCAAACCAACGCTCGGCTCATTAGAACTGGACAAACCGCCGAGACTCTGATCTATCGACTGATCTGCGCAGGAACCATCGACGATGCAGTCGCCGAGGCGCTCCGCGACAAATCTGACACCCAGAGCGGAATGCTCTTGGCTGTCCGCGCTCTCCAGCGCATGAATTGAAAACGCCTTCACTAAATCACTAAATGCAAACACTAATCCAAGAACCAAAAATCGACTTTTACTCATCCGCGACATCAACGAGCGCGATGGCAACCACAACCCTCGAAGACCTGATCGCCGCGATCCAGAGCGACGAGTTCGCCAACAAGATCGCCAAGCTCCGCAGCACGCTCGCAGCCGGTGATGACGACGGCTACGCAGTCGCCAAGAAAGACCTGCAAGCGGTCAGCATCTCCGGCACCTGCGAAGGCCGCAGGGCGAAGGCGATCGAGGAGGGCAGATTCTCTCACTCCGGCTTCCTGCAACTCGACTTCGACGCCGCCGACAATGTCGGCTGGGAGGTCGAGGAGATTGTCGAGATCCTTAAAGCCGAGCCAAGGATCGTGGCGGCGTTCGTCTCGCCATCCGGTGCAGGCGTTAAGGGCATCGCTCGGATCCCGATCTGCACGACCAAGGAGCAGCACGTCGCTGCCTTCGTCGCCGCTCGCAATCACTTTCGCTCCAACAACCTAACGATCGATGAGGCTTGCAAGGATCCAGTCCGCCTCATGTTCGTCAGCCACGACCCGGGAGCATGGCTTGATCTCAGCCGCGCTGCGATGTTCGAGCCGGTCGCCACAACCGATCCGGAACTCCCGAAGGCGAAGAAATCCGACAAGAAGTCTAGCATCAAGCTCAAGGCGACCAAGACCGCATTCCCCGAGCCGCCACGCGAGGGCATCCACACATGGCTCATGGAGGCTTCATGGTGGTGCCGATTCAACGATCTGAGCGAGTCGGATGCAGTCGCGAGGCTCCAGTCCTATGATGGCAGCCTTCGCCGATCCTACCAACCGACCGAGGTCGTCGACGCGGTCCGCACAGTCTACGACGCCGAGATGCCAGCCGCAGGCGATGACTGGCGCGACTCCGCGATCGTGGCAGCAGCCAGACGCGCACCGTCGACCGCTCAGTCGTTCGATCCCGAGGACATTTTCTATGACGGTCCGTCGAGTAAGTATCTGGTCCGCGTCGGCAAGTCATTCATGACCTATTCCAAACTTTCCCCAGTCGTCACCGGCGTCTCACGCCACCTCGCCGATCAATACGGCGACGCGAAGGAACTCATGCAGGCAGTCCGCGAGGAGATCAAGAACCGCGAGCTTGACGGCGGGGTGCAATGGCACGGCAGCATCGCAGGGCATCGCCAAGGACTCAGCAAGGACACGAACGACCTACCGATCCTCATCACCTCTGAAGCAAAACTTCCTTGGCCACAGCAGGGCGAGGCACCGACCATCACCGAGATCATCGCCGGTGCGTTTTCTGACCCGATGGCAACTACCGTCTTTATGAGCTGGCTTGCTGGTCGATTCCGCTCAGTCCGCGCTCATTGCCACATCCCATCACCGATGCTCGTCCTCGCCGGCGAGATTAACTCAGGCAAGTCGCTCCTCGCTTGGATCGTCGGTCAGACGCTAGGAGGTCGCACCGCCAACCCCTACGCCGCATGGTCCGGCGGGATGCTCTGGAACGACGACCTCGTCGGCTCTGAGCTTCTACTGGTCGACGACTGCGTCGCATCGACTGACATCCGCAACCGCCGGGCGTTCGGCGCATCGTTCAAGGAGTCGGTCTATCCTCACTCTGTCCAACTCCGCAAGCGCAACCACTCATCGATCTCAGTCCGCCCGGTCTGGTGCGTGATGGTCTGCTGCAACTCGACACCCGAAAGCCTTCAGATCATCCCGCCGCTCGATGCCGACCTCGCCGATAAGATCGCTCTCCTGCACGTCATCGGCGTCAAGCTCCCTGTCGACACCTCGTCACCCGAAGGCAAGACCAAGCTGCAACAACTCATCCTCGCCGAACTCCCTGCCTTCGCGCAGCAGTTGATCGACTGGGAGACACCCGAGGAACTTCGCGACAGCCGCTCAGGGATCATCGCATGGCGCGATCCAGAGCTTAGTGAGTCGGTCGACGCTCACAGTCCATCCAAGCGCCTAGAGTCGCTCCTTGAGGCTGCCTTCGCTGACCACGGCATCTGGCACGACCTACCTCGCGACATGACCGCCTCGGAGGTCGAGAGCCGCCTCATCGAACTCAACAGCCCGGTGCGCGAGCAAGCACGCCAACTCTGCGGAACGTGGCACGGCGCCTGCGGCTCTGCTCTCGCCAAGCTCGCTCGGTCCGGCAGCGACTACGTCCAAATCAGCGAGCGGCCGCCAGTCGGCAAGGCTCTCAGATATTACATCACCAGATAAAACACAACATGAAACAAGAACTAGGAAACTTAATGGCGGAGGATCCGCATCAGGAGTCAATCAATCTCCTCACTTACAGAATTAACTCACTCACCACCGAACTAACCGCTGCTCGCGCCAAGATCGAGCGCATAGATTTGTCAGGAATCCATACCTGCCATGACAAATGCCAGCGTTGGACTTGCGTATTGATGCGTGAAAACAAGATGCTGACCGACCAGCGGGACAGGCTGGCGGTGGCACTAGAGCAAATACTAGAATACCAAGGTAGATTTGCCGAAGAAGATCCAGAAAGTATCGCCCGCGAAGCCCTCCAATCCCTAACCACGAACGAACTATGAACACAGACACACCGAGAACAGATAAATTTACTTCTACATGGGATTTTCATGATGAACCATTTGAAGCAGCAGAACACGCCCGAACACTTGAACGCGAACTAACCGCAGCAAGGGAGGAACTATCTGAATGGAGTATCTTAAACGGCTGGGGCGGTACTCCAGAAATTATCAACGATTTTATCAAAGGGCAGCAAACGAGAATCCATTACGCTCAAAACCTAGATGAAGAACTAACTGCAGTCACCGAGCAGCGGGACAGGCTGGCGGAGGCGATGAGGCAGATGAGGTCGAGCGGCGACATTGTAATTTGTAGTCAATCGGCAACAAATTTAACCACGAACGAAAATGAGTGAAGAACAAGACCTAGTCAACCATCCGCCGCACTATAAGAGCCACCCTAGCGGCGTCGAGTGCATCACAATCACCGAGCATTTCAACTTCTGCCGAGGCAACGCCATCAAATACATCTGGCGAGCCGGCGAGAAGGACTGCGAGATTAAAGATCTCAAAAAGGCCGCTTGGTATATCCAACGCGAGATCGAACGGATGGAGGGATCCATCAAGAAAACTCATCCACAACTCATCCACAACGGCGTCGGGATCGCTGATATGTATCAGCCAGGCGAGCTTGAAAAAGAACTGAAATCAAACGACTGTTTAAGATGAGATTCAAACGACTGTTTAAACAACCTAGTGTTAATATGAACACTAACTAAAACAGGGGTTAAAGGGGTTTGTTTTATAGTTTAAACTTTTTAAAAAACATAATATAAGGGAATTTCAGCACATCAAAAAACAGATCAACCGCAAAACAAAACTGACAAACTTCAGAACATGACCCGCAGACCCCTACCAAATCGACTCTCCACAACCAACAAAACACTACCATGATTAACCCACAATACGAAGACCTCACCAGATACACCGCACCGCCCGACTCGATACCCGAGCCGCCGACATACCTCCTCTCACAGATCATCCGATACGTCGAGAGCATGGCGCCGAATCCATACCACTATCAATACTCCATCGAGGAGATAGTCGATCTCTTCAACGAAGCATCCGACAACCTCACCGACGAAGAATACGGCATCGACACAGTATGAAAACAAAACTCGAACCATCACCCACCGGGATATACAACAAGCAGAGCCGCTTACAATGGCACGCTGTCGCGTTCGTTGGCGAGTCAGGCGAGCCTTACCTAGTCGCCGCACCGACACGCCGAGGAGCGCTGGCTCACTCTTACAAGCATACATCCGAGCGCAACCTAGTCGTCGAGCGGATCAACATTAGGAAAGGGACAGCAGCATGAAACTTTGCTATTGCCAAACCATCACCAATAACCAACAATCGTTTAAATGATCGCCAAGCTCAAAGCTCAATCGTTCAAATCTAGACTCCTCGGCTACAGCGCGAAGCACATCGCGACTGTCGTCGGTTGTAGCACGGCCACCGCCTACGACTGGCGATCTGGTCGCCGCCAACCGCCTAAGTGGATCCAGAGGCAGATCCTCCGCGATCTCCAACCATCGATCACGATCGCCAACGAACCAGCTACAACATCAACTCAACCAGAAGAAGTTCATGGATGAAGAAGAAGAAGAAACGGATCGCGACGAGCTAATCGGACGCATGACCAAGAACTCACGCATCGTCTCGCAAGCCTGCGACCGATACTTCGCTGAAAAAGGTCTGCGCTGCTACGATCTCAAAGGCAATGAGATCAACCCTTTAACCAAGCAACAAATCAAACCAAATAAATGCAAGCCTATCTCGATGGACTGAAGGCGCTCATGCGCAAGAAGACATTCCCGGCATCGTTCAACGCTGCCGACTGGCAAGCCGTCGCACCAGCGATCCGCCAACGCTCGTTCTTCTCATCGACCATCGAGTCAGCCAAGGTGCTGAGTCGCTTCCGCCGGATGCTGCTCGACTGGCAGGCAGCATCGACCGAGGACGTTGTCAACCCAGCAGGCATCCCAAGCCGAGCCTACAAGATCACCGGACTCGCCGACTTCCGCCTGCGTGCGCGTGAACTACTCGTCCAAGAGGGACTCGCCACGCCTGCCGACTTCAAGGATGACAACATCAAGAACATTGCGTCCAACGCACGCCTCAAGCTGATCTTCAACACGAACACCCAGCAGGCCGACGAGTTCGCTGCCTACGAGATGCGAGTGACCGATCCTGACTACATCAACCGCTTTCCAGCCGCTCGCTTCGTTCGCCGACCTGGCGCCATCGAGCCGCGACTCCGCCATGTCGAGGCTCAAGGACAAGTCCGCCGCTGGGACGACTTCGCCTTCTGGCTCCGGCAGAACGCAGTCGACATCGGAGGATTCAGCGTCCCATGGGGTCCTTGGGGATTCAACAGCTACATGACTCAGCAGCCGGTCGGACGCAAAGAAGCCGAGGCACTCGGTCTAGTCCGTAAGAACGAGAGAGTGATGCCACTCAACCTCACCCAATGGGGCGTCGCACCCAAGACCAGATTCAACCAAGGCGTCGAGGCGAACGTCGACGACGTCACGCCTGAGATCCGTAAGCAAGCGATCGACACGATCACCGCACGCCTCGGTCCGGGCGCTCTCTCACCCGACGGCAAGCTCACCCTTGAGACATTCCGCAGGCTTCGGGCTGTTGAGGCTAACCCGACACCGCTACCTATGCCAGCGGCTCTGCCGATCTTGACCAAGCCGAAGCCGAAACCTAAAGCTCCACAAAAATTAAAACCATCAGTCAGCTCAACGACTCCAGCAGGCAGCAAGGTATCAAGCAAGATCCAGTTCGGACAGATCATAGGAGCAGATCAAGACAGCATACGAGCGAAGTGGGAAAACGTCCAGAAAACGATCGACGAGGTGCATGGCGACGGACCGCTCCCGACGACGCTGGTGCGACATACAGCATCCAGAGGGACAACCAACGGCGAGTTCTGGCGAAGCAGTAGCAATATCTACACTTACACGGAGGACAGAATCCCTCTGACCTTGACGCATGAGATAGGTCATTGGATCGACTTTAGAGGGTTTAGAGGTATTCCCGGCGCTCAGCCTACTAAGTTCTCTTCGCCCGGCTTTGCGTCTCATGAGCCGATGTTTAAGAAGTTCATCAAGCTCGCGAAGGAGACAAAGAAGATGCAAGCCATCAAGTCAGATGGATGGCTTGAGGGCGGATTCCGTCGCTATTTACAAAGAAAACATGAGATTTTTGCTCGCGCCTATTCTCAATATATCGCGATCAAATCACGCAATCCAGAGATCCTCGCTGACCTAAGAACTAGACAAGGAAATCCGGTCGGAGGAAAGGCTTACCCTGTGCAATGGGACGACGATGACTTCCTCCCACTCTACGAAGAAATCGAAACCATATTCAAGCAAATCGGATGGCTAAAAACATAAAAATGATTAACAAGATCCTCGCTGACCTTGCGGCTGGCAAATACGAATCGCAAGAGGAGGCAATCGCCGACCTCATCGCATACGGATCAGATCCGCTTGTCGCTCGCACGACTGTGCTGACAATGGAGTCGATTGACGTCCGATAGTATCACTCAACCTATGAAACCCGCCAAAGTCAAAGCAGTTAAACCGCCGACCAAGAAGAAAGGCGTTGGTCAGGGAGTTGGTGGCGGCAGACCGTCGAAATACACGCCTGCAATACTCAAGCGCATCGTCGATGGACTGAGTGAAGGTATCCCGCTGACCGTGATATGCTCCGAGGAAGGGCTGCCGAGCGATCACACGGTGAGAGAGTGGATGAAAGCCAAGCCAGAGGTTTCGTCCGCCATCGCGCGTGCGAGAGATGCTGGCTTCGATAAGATCGCGCTCGATGCTCTACGAATAGCCGACACGCCTATCTTCGGTGAAGAGATCACCGAGAGCGAGGATGGAATGCAGGTAAAGAAAAGCGATATGCTAGGTCACCGCAAGTTACAGGTCGAGACACGACTGAAGCTCCTAGCTAAGTGGGATCCGAAACGCTACGGAGAGCGCATGGCTCAAGAGATAAGCGGACCAGACGGCGGACCTGTGACACTGGCGGCTGTAAGACTTAACAACGAGCAAGAGGACGCACTCAAGCGCGTCATCGAGGACGCTCAGCAGCGCGTCAAGCGAATCCTATGAGTCCCACCGAGTTCTGCGTCAAGCGGCTAGGCATCATCCCTTACATCTGGCAGATCGAGGCGATGGAGTCGGTCGCGCTCGGACAGCCGAGCAGCGTGGTCGCAGCAAACGGCAGCGGCAAGACCGACCGGCTGGTCGGTCCGTTGATCTTGTGGCACCTCGATCAGCATCCGAAGGGCAAGGTCGTGTTCACCTCGGGATCGTTCAGGCAGCTATCCAATCAGCTCTGGCCAGCGATCCGCAAGCACCGCGACAAGTTCCCAACGTGGAACTTCATGGCGGAGGAGCTACGGACGCCAGAGGGAGGCTTCGCTCTCGGCTTCTCGACCGACGACGCAGGCAAGGCGGAAGGCTGGCACGGCGAGTCAGATGCTCCGCTCATGATTATCGTCGACGAGGCGAAGACCGTGCCAGATCAGATCTTCGAGGCGTTCGAGCGATGCACTCGCACTTACCAGCTATGGGTCAGCTCGCCTGGCGCTCCGCGTGGTCAGTTCTTCGACAGCCATCACAAGGACGCCTCGCTCTACTGGACGCGCAAGGTGCCATCGACCGAGTGTCCGCACATCCCACAGGAGCGCCGCGATCTGGATGCCAAGCGCTACGGCGAGGACCATCCGCTCTATCGATCCAAGCATCTCGCGGAGTTCACCGCAGACGACGAGTTCATGGTGCTGTCGCCGGCACGACTGACGGCCGCACTCGAGAGGCAGCCGGATCCAGACGAGACAGGTGAGGTCGTCGCCTTCTGCGACTTCGCAGCCGGTCGCGACGAGGACGTGCTGGCAATCCGCCGAGGCAACTCAGCGAAGATCGTCAAGGCGTGGCAGGAGCGCGACACGGTCCAAGCTGCGCGGCAATTCATACGACTGTTTGAGGAACACGGACTCAAGCC